AGGGGATAGTGTTGGCTGCAGAGTATTGTAAAGCTTGTGGTAGGGATGTTATGTTAGATGAAGATATTGAATATGCCATGAAATACTGTATTATGCATCGCGTTGGGCAAGCGAGTGGTTCAATTTTTAATGAAGGGGAAATTGATTTGGATGAGGATGAGGAAGATGAAATTGAAGTGGTCCCAGTTGATGAATTACCAACTTTCACTAGATACACAGGAAACAATTCTCAAATGATTCGTATTAACCAGGCATACGACGAGTGGAAAGAATGGAAACCAGAAAGTCCCGCTCAGAAAATATTAAAAAATGCATTAGATAATAATGAGTTATAAGTCAATCGTGACACCTCAACCTGAAGGGTGGAACCTGACAATCAATAAGGATTTTAAATATATAGATGAAGACACCGAGAGTGAGTGTAGTGAGTATTCATTTATAGATGATTTTGTCCCCCCTCCCCAAAAGAAAAAAAATTTTAGAAGTGTAATAACTAAAGAAGAATTTCTTCCCGAATAATTTTCTTTATAATTAGTATAAAATGTCTACAGCGCAAGAAGTTGTTAAGACCGTCGCCTCCGAACTCGAAGTCCAATCCCTCAACGCGATTGTTGGTGGTTTCGCTTTCGCCGCTGCTCTCTCATGGATGGACCTTGTTCGATTCCTCGTCCAAGCGATTATCCGCGTGAAGAACAATGGTGGTGCCCACTACGCCTTGACTGCGCTACTCACCACCGTCCTTTCAATCGCGGTGTTCTTGGTTGTCCGCGCCGTCAACAAGGACATCAAGCGCCCAGCTCAATCAATCTACGCGGTTACTCGCTAGGTGGTGTTTTGGGTCTAGTTACATAAATAGCAAATATACCAAATATAACAATGATGGCTATCGCGAGATACACTTTGTATTTATGCCAATCCCATCTATCAACATCATCAAATTCTGGGATGCTGATTGGTGGTGGTAAAGAAACATCTCTCTTTACCTTTGATACAATCTTTTCTTTGGAACACTTCATTTTGAATTTTAAACTATAATTTGAGTTTCTAAAGTCATATGGAACAAGTTTTCCACCACTTGAATACAAGAATTCAAGTCTTAAATTTTGTAAAGTGCTTTGGACACCCGAATTAAAATCATATTCAACCAAATCATCCGAGTTTACAAATTTGGAGGATTCTCCTTGTTGTAAATGAATTTTACCTGTATAGTGTGGATTGTTGTAATAAATGTCCTTAGAATACACATCTGAACCACAAGTAAGTCTCAATAACAAGGCATTGGGTCCATTTAAGTTTATTGCACCAGATTGAATTGTATTTGCACTAGAAGAAACATCTGTGGCTGAGAATCCCAAAACTTCATGGGGTGTTGTTAATGGGGTATTTATATCTGAACCATTTGTTCCTGATTTAAATTTAAAAGTGAATGCAGAAGAACCAGTAAATGTAAGAGAATCTGTATTACTATTGTAAATTACATTTGACACGGGGGTTGCAGATAATGCAGATTTGAGATCAGAAGCTAGGGTAGTTCCATCTGTATAATTCTTTTCAGTGAGAGTGATTGTATTTCCATTGACATCAAATTGTTTATTTGTTTCACAAATAGTTAATTGAGGTGTAGGTATGTTTCCTGAGATTAAAGTAATTTTGGAAACATCATATATTTCATTTTCCAAATATATTTCCAAATTTGATACATCTGGAAATATATTTGTATTTCTATCACCACTATCTATGTCTAAGATGTAGTCACCCATTAAAATTTAGGGATATAATTTTAATGACTGATTTAATGTAATAGTTATATTTTTGAAATTACTTGTAAAGTGTGTGGGCAAGTGGGTTATCGGCCAATTGTCTTTGAGCAATTCCAAGGTCAAGGCGATGATTCTTGTTACCCTTGTATGGGTTGAGTTCTTGGTATCTTGGTTTGACATAGTTTTGTGTCCAACCACCACTGACACCCCCAGTTCTACCATCCATGCGAGTATTATCAGCACGCACAGCTGTAACCATACCATATGCTTGGAGTGGATTGCCACGGACATTCATACGACCAGAGTTGGGTTTACGGTATTCAGAATTGGCACGGCGCTCACTGAGGCGTAGGCCGTATTGAGCAAGCTCTGCTGGTGTTCTGACTTTGTTACCCGCGGCTTCAACAAGTGTGGAGTTTTCATAAGCACCGTAGAAGCTTGCGATACCTGGTTGAATATTATCCATGTATTTGTATTGACCATCGGCAACATCTGATTTGTTACGGGTTGGACCTTGGGCAACTGTACCATGGGGGACCATGCGCTTAGCTGAAGCAAACTCCAAACCATCTGTTCTTGTCCCAGTTTGGGAGCGATTTGTTGATCTTTTTGTTTTTTCGTATTCTTGTCGGACAGCAACACCATTCAAAGAACCACCTTGTCCTTGGCCCCGCCCAAAAACTGGTGGGCGGCGTTCTGGAAGGAAAGCAGTTCGCTCTGGTTTGTTGTGACCTATTTCAGATTTGAGTTGGCCACGACCCCCTGATACATCGTGACCGTGTCCAGCTCTACCTGGGAGGGTGGTGAGACGATAGGCACCGACATTTTCTGGGAGGGCTCGAAACATTTGCTGAAAGCCCCCAACAGCTGGAACGGAGGCATCAACACCCAAACCTGGACCAACCTTTTGTTGTGGAACGGGAGAAAGATTATTATGAACCTGTAAATCACTGACAAAACGGTCCTTCATATCTAAAACCTCGCCACCACTACTTTTTTCTTGTTTGACAATGTCTGCGAAAACTGGCATTTGTTCGCCACTTGAGAGATCTCTTTCTTCGCTGTTTATCATGAAATCGGTGTTCAAATTAGCTTCATTTTCAGGTCGTGAATAATCTGTGGATGGATTATTTTGAACCAAAGAAACAGGTGTTCCTGTAACAATTGGTTGGTTATTCACGGGCTGTTCAGATAATTTTTTTCCGGTGTACACCAAACCCATTAAAGCTAAAATGGAGACGGGATCAGCCATTTATTAGTTATTGATATTTTTATTATATCGCATATCAAACAAATCATTCTGGAGTTCCGCTCGTGAGCTTCGGGGTTCATATAAACTGGGGAGAGGAGGAGTTGGCATTGAGTTGTCAATTGGGAAAATTTGTTTTTTGTAATTATTTGTAACAATTTTACCGAAACGGGTAGTAGATTGTGGTCGAAGTTCATCGCTCACATCAATGTGGGCCGCTGGAGAACCTTTACCCGCCATAAAAGGGGCTGTTCCATATAACATTGTGTTTGGTCTGGAGGTGTAATCACCGTAATTTTTACTAGTTGATTCTGGGTAAGCGAAAACTGTTTCGGTGGCACCCCGTTGTGGGACAGCATTGTCTTCAAGACGTTGCATATCAGGTTGCAACTGAAATGACATTATTACTATTTACTAAGATTTAATTACGCTTATTGGAAGCCCAATCAAGACCCCTGAGCTGATTAAGTTGGGCACCCCTAGCATCTGGGCTGCAGACTGAACCATCACTTTTACATGTGGCACCAAATTTGGGACCATACAACCACTCGGCAAAACCGGTTTGATCACCTGGGATTGTTGTCACGGGGGAGGGAACAAATTGTCTTGCCGCGGCAGCTCTCTGCTGAGATGGAAGTGGGGATCTTGAACGACCAGCGTCAAAGGGCAAAGTGTCATCCAAAGCCTGTTTTATCATGGGGGCGACAGTTTCCGCGTAACACGCTGGGGGGCGGTTAGGGTTAGCATAGTCAGACAACAACACATTACCCATGGGGTTGTCATATGTGGGAGATTGACAATTACCACGGGCTTGGTCATCTGAACTCGCTGGTCTATACATGTTTTCTTTTATCATTTTGGATTTGTACATTATATAGAGGATTGAAAGCATCATAATTCCCAATACAAAAATTCTAATGTCTCGTCTAAGTAAATAAATGAGGCATACCGCATACACAATAAAACGGGAAGTGGCATTCACTCGTTGTTCTGATGTCTGAGAGGCGGTAGGCCAAAAACTGAGAACTCTATTAACATCAAAAAATATGGCTGGATTATCAAACCAAGTTTGTTCTTGGGGTGGAACCTCCATTTATTATATTATAGTGATTTATTTTTTCATCATTCCACCAAACAAACTTCCCATACTTTTCATCATTTGTTCCAAGGTTTCAGGGTCAATTTCGTTCATCATTTTCTTGATGTCATCTCCG